AAGCGTAATAGGATAATTGTCTTAGATGCAGCAAATTGGACATGCCACTATTGTTCTAATCCTGCTACAACGGCTGATCATATTGTCCCTGTGTCAAAAGGCGGGGGACATGAAATAGAGAACTTATTACCAGCATGTACCAAATGTAACAGTGGTAGACAAGATAAGACATTAATGCGTATGAGATATTGGAATAAGAAGTATGAGTAAGGATATGATGTTTGAAGATAGGAAGGTTTGTATATACATGTTTGAAGATACAGAGGTTTGTATATCTAAGCATACTTACAGTGCGGCCCTTCCAGGGCCTGTCCATATAATGAGACAAACCATCTCAAACCTTGATATGGGGATATTCCCACTATTTGCATACCATAACTATAAAGGTTTGTCAAGCCCCCCAGGGGGGCAGGGTATAGAGAAGATATCCCTGATAACAAACACTCTATATACAAACACTATATAAGGGATATGGCAGATATAAGGTTTGGATATAAATGTTTGATAAATAATTGTTTGGGGTTTTTTTATTTTTGTTTGGGAACCCTGTAAGAGTATCAAACAAAATAAAATCAAATAAATAGTAAAAAGGAGAAATATATGACTAGAACAGGACTACATCAAGGACCAAGAGGTTTAAGAGATGTATCAGAAATAAATGAACCATTAAATCTAGATATGACATTGGCAGAATCAGTCAGATTATCTATATCTAAGGCTACATGGTTATCAGAAGCAGATTTGGGTGCAGCCAAACAAGCAGTTCTATTAGCAGAGACTATAGATGCTAATCCTGATAAACGACATCAATCAGCACCAATCCTAATTGCCCTATTAGCAAATCTAGGACTATTAAATAATAGAAAGTCAGCAGATATGTCTCCTGCAGATATGTTGGCTGCTATTGCTAATGGCTAATTGGCTACCGTCGCACTATACAGAACCTTTATCTGAGGACTTTACAACAGATGGTGACAAAATCATTAATATCTCACAGGCTCTATGGAGACTTCCTGAGAAACATGATGCAATCCTTGAATTAACTGATTGGCAAAAATGGTTAATTAGGGCAGTGCTAGAACGCTATCCAGATGATCATCCAGAGCCTTCTAAGGCTGGTAGGCTGCGTTATAAGCAGGTAGTGATATCTATGCCTAGAAAGAACGGTAAAAGCCTCCTAGGGGCCTTATTTGCCCTATATGGCATGCTCCTGCATGAACCTGCTCCAGAAGTAGTAAGTGTTGCAGCATCTGCAGATCAGGCAAGAATCGTATATAAGCGTCTAAAACATCAGGTAGATTCATCTGAATTACTAGGACATTTCTTTACTAGAAGCACAGAACATAGAGGACTTTATACGAAAGATGAGCAAGGTATCTATAAGGTTGTAGCAGCAAACGCTGCAACTGTTCAAGGTTTGCATCCTTCAATGGTTGTCTTTGATGAACTCCATGTGGCTAAAGAAGAAGTATGGACTGCTATGGCTTTAGGTTCTGCTACCCGACCAGATGGGATAATCATTGGTATTACTACAGCAGGTGATGATAACTCTGAACTGCTTAAAAATCTTTATGTGCGTGGACATAGTGCTATTGAAGGACAAGAAGATTTAGAAAGATTTGGTTTCTTCTGCTGGGAAGCACCAAAAGGATGTAGATTAGATGATGAAGATGCAATTCGTAGTGCTAATCCTCAATTGGCTAGTGGCATCCTAGATTGGGAAGCAGTCAAGAATGAATTGGCTACCATGCCTTTGCCTGATGCCCGTAGATATAGATTAAACCAGTTTGTATCATCTATGAACGCTTGGATTCCTGTAGGAGCCTGGGTAAATCTATCTAGTGGTAGACCAAATACTCCACAAGTCTTTGCTATTGATCGTACTTCAGGATGGGAATTCTGTTCAATTGTGACGGCAGAGGTATTAGAAAATGGAAAGACTGCTACTGAATTGGTGGCATCATTTAATAATACAAACATTGATGAGGTAGTTACAGCCTGTATGAAGTTAGCCAAATATGGCAAACCATTCATTATGGATTCAAATGTATTAGATGACTTGGGTGCTGCATTAAAACAAAAGGGATTAAGAGTTCAATTTACATCAAATAAAGATTTAATATTAGCATCAAACAACGCATATAGTAGAATTACTAACAAAGAGATTATTCATCCAAAAGATGACATAGTTTCTATGCAAATGCAACGAGCAGTGCGTAAAAATAGCGGAGATTCCTGGAGAATTGCCCGTAAAGATAGCGGAACTGATATTGATGCAGCAGTAGCAACAGTATTGGCTATCTGGTTTGTGGAAACACAAGTAAAACCACAGCAGATGGTTCATTGAGGAGAAGCAAATGGGATTTAGAGATAGAGTAATTAGCAGACTTGGTTATGAAGTAGAACCAATGTTTGTTCCTGATACAGAAAATCGTGGGGTAGCAAACACTGCACCAATAAGAGAAACAAATGTAGTCACACCAACTACTGCACTTAGTCTTGTTGCTGTGTCCCGTGCAACTTCAGTATTAGAAACTGCAATAATGCAGATACCTGTAAATGTTTACAGAGGCAATACACAATTGACAACACCACTTTGGTTAGAAACACCAGACCTTGAGAATCAAATATCTCAAGCAGAATGGCTTGGTACAACATTAATTCATATGGCAACATATGGAAATGCTTTTTGGTATGTAAAGCGTGGAGTTAGAGGAATTGTAAATATTACAAACCTTCATCCACAAGATGTTAGTGTAATAACTGACAGCCAAGGAAGAGTTCTTTATTCATACAATGGAAAGAATTATTCAGCACAAGATATTAAGCATCTTAAACTTTGGCATAATCCAGGTTCATCATCACTACTTGGTGAAGGCCCACTACAACGCCATCGTTCAGTATTGCGTTCAGCACTTGATTTGCAAAACTATGCAGACAATTGGTTTAGAACAGCAGCAGTACCAACAGGCACATTAACAACATCAGAATTTCTTTCTGCAGATGTAGCAAAACAAAATAAAGAAGCATTTGTTGCGTCTCAGCAAGAAAGAAGTATTGCTGTCCTTTCATCAGGACTTAAGTACGATTCAATTGCACTTAATCCTGAACAGGCACAATTCCTAGAAAACCAAAAGTTTATTACACGCCAAATTTGTATGATGTTTGGTGTTCCAACAATGTATCTTGGTATGGGAATTGAAGGACAGGGCATGACTTATGTCAACGGTAACGAAGACAGAGCAAAGTTATTTGAAGATGGATTGCAACAATACATTGTTCGCATACAACAAGCAATTACTGATCTTCTTCCAAGAGGACAGTATGCTGAATTTAATTTAACAGAGTTCCTTCGTCCAAATGTTAAAACAAGATATGAGTCCTATGCTATTGGTTTGACAAATAAATTCTTGACAGTTCCTGAAGTTCGTGAAATGGAAGGCATGGCAGAAATTATTGAATCATTACCAGATGCACCACAAGATATGGGTCCAGTTGATGTAATTAACAATCAACCTATGGCCTAAAATGGAGTAATGAATATGACAAATATGATTACAAGAGATTTTGAAATTAGAGCATCCAACTCAGAGACTCGTGAAGTTTCTGGTGTTGCTGTACCCTTTAATGACACAATTGATATTGGCGGAGGAATGAAGGAAAAGTTTGCACCTGGTGCAGTTGACCTTACATCCAATGTCAAACTATTTCGTGACCACAAAGATATTATTGGCGTTGTCACAAATATGTCTGAAGACGAAAACGGTTTAAATATAACCGCAAAGATTTCAGAGACATCACTTGGAAATGAAACACTTAACTTAGTTAAGGATGGAGCAATTCGTTCTTTCTCAGTAGGATTCATTCCAGTAACAGATGTTAAAGATGGAAATACAATAATTCGTAAGAAGGTTGACCTTAAAGAAGTATCTTTAGTGGCTTTTCCTGCATACGACAAGGCTGAAGTACTTTCAGTCAGAGAAGAAACCAATCAGGAGGAAATATCCATGGAAAACACAACACCTGATTACACTTCAGCAATTGAAGAAGTTCGTAATCACGCAGAACAGTTGGAGCGTCGTCTAGATGTTATTACATCAGAAAAGACAGCAGCAACTTCAGCACCAAAATTCCGTACATTCGGAGAATATGTAAAGGCTGTAGCATCTGGAGATGTAGAAGCACACCGTGAGTTTACAGGTCCAACAACAGCAGACACAATTATGAAGAACGCATGGGTTACAGATGTAATTCAGGTTCTTAACGCAGGCCGTCCAACTTGGACAGCACTTTCTTCAGCAGGACTTCCAGCAGATGGAAACAATGTTGAATTCCCAGTCCGTGTAACAAACGATATGGATGTTGATGTACAGGTTGCAGAAGGCGATACACTTGCATACGGTGGAATTGCAATCACTTCAGCAACAGCACCAATCAAGACATACGGTGGATACACAAACATGTCACGCCAACTTGTTGAGCGTTCATCTGTTGCTTATGTAGACGCAGCATTCCGTGCAATGGTTGCTAAGTACGCAGCAGTTACAAACGCTGCTGCTCGCACACACCTAGGCACAGCAGCAGGCTTTAATAACTCATCTCTTGCAGCATGGGATGCAGACCACATTCTTGAGGTTCTTGCAGATTGCGCTATCAAGGTAAACGGAGACACAGGCAAGGCACTAGAATTTATTCTTTGCTCAGCAGATGTTTTCAAAGCAGTTGCAAAGGTAACAGATGGTTCAAACCGTCCAATACTTGGTAACGCTGGCGCAACAGTCAACACATTTGGTTCAATCAATCCAGTAGGCCTAACAGGTTCAATCCTTGGTCTACCACTTGTACTTGACCCAGCACTTGCTAACGGTTCTCTATTCGTAGGTAACTCATCAGCAGTAACAACATTTGAATCAGCAGGAGCACCACTTCGCTTGACTGATGCAGATATTACTAACCTAACCAACACAATGTCAGTTTACGGATATGCAGCAATTGCATCTCTTGATCCAAAGGCAATGGTTAAGGTTGCTAACCCACTAGACTAATTAGTTAATAGGAGAAGATTATGGACTGGACAGACTTAAAAGCATATGTAGGTGCGTCAAGCACTGATGATGCTTATGTAGAAGAATGCTGGGATACATCAAGAGACTTAGTTGCAAGTTATATTGCATCTACTAAAGTTCCTGTAGGTGTATTGAAGCGTTGCTATCTTGAGGTTGGTTCAGAACTATTTAATCGTCGTAACGCACCAATGGGTGTGGCTCAATATGCAACTTATGATGGTGCGCCATTAAATACTGCAAGAGACCCACTCGTTGGTGTGTATCCTTTGCTTAACAGATACATGGTGAGATTCGGATGAATCTAGCAACGGTAAGAAATGAATTAGAGAGTGCCATCATTCTTGGTGGTATCTCAAAGGTTTACAAGTTTGTACCAGCAAGACCTAATCCACTTTGTGCGATTATGGAACCTGACACTGAATTTATTACTGTATATGCAAACCAATATGAAGCAGATTATGCTTCCAATTGGAAAGTACTTATCTTAGTACCGTATGCAACTAATGAAACAGAGACAGAAAATCTTGATGATACCCTTGACACTCTTATCCCTGCAATTTGGGAATACACATCAGCAAGAACATTAACCGTAGATAAACCATTTATCCAAGAGGTAAACGGCTCTAGGTTTTTAGCAACAAACATAAATATTTCAATAGACATTGAAGGAGGAAATTGATATGTCAAGAATTAGAGGAAAATCAATCGTTTTTGAAGTTAACTCAACAGAGTTTTCAGGTTCAGTGAGTAATGTTACATTCTCATCTGCAGTTGGAACACTAGGTTTTGGAGATTACACAGACTCACTCGATTACACTTGTGCAGTAACAGGTTTCCAGGATACAGCAGCATCAGCCCTATGGACTGAGTTGTTTGATACACCAGGACTACCACTAACAATTACATACGCACCACACGGCAACGCTACACCAACTGTATCGCAGCCACACTTCACAGCAACAGGATATGCGGAGACAATCCCAGATCTTGGTGGAGCAGCAGGAGAATACTTCGTATACGACTTGAACATCATTCTTGATGGCAAGCCAACACGACTAAACTCTTAATTAGGAGTGGCCATGGCAGAGGAAATATCTATCCAGGGTGTTAAGGAAGTCACAGACTCTCTTAATAAAATGGCTAGAGATTTAGAATCAAACATAGAACTTAACAAAGAACTAAGTACGACTCTATCTCAAAAAGCCTCTGCTATGGCACCCAAACTAACTGGTGCTCTTGCTTCTTCTGTTATTGGTAATCCATCAGCAGAGAAAGCACAGATACTAGCAGGCAGTGCAGCAGTGCCATATGCAGGAGTTCAAGAATATGGATGGCCTGAAAGAAACATCAGACCACAACCTTATCTCAATCCAGCAGTAAACGACAATATGGGTTACATCATTGAGAAATACAATGACAGTATCCAAAAGGCAATAAAGCAATACGACTTAAACTAACAGGAGGCAGTAAAATGGAAAACTTTGATTTAATGAACACCCTCAAGTGGAAAGAACTTGCAGAGGTTGAAGAGTATTTAGATTTACCTATGGATGAATGGACTGAAAGCAAGTCTAAGTCAAAACTAGCATTCGCAATGCAATACATGATGGCAAAGCGAACCAACCCAGCCCTTACAATAGGAGAAGCAGAAGAGATGTCAATCCAACAGTTGACTGACCTTGCAGGAGTTGAATTCACGGTCCCAAAAGAAGTGAATCCAGCCTAAACAGGATGGGCGAGTTCTGTGCAGAAACAGGATACACGCCAGATCAGTTTTGGGAACTCACGCTGGAAGAATACGGTGCAATTGTGACGGCACTTAACAAGAGGAGTAAGAATGGCTAATCAGATAACGATTGATATTGTTGCCCAGACCACTAAACTTACCTCTGGAATTAATGATGCTAATACACAAATTGACGGCATGTCAAGCAAACTTAAAGGTGCTGCTGCTGCTGCTGGTGCAGCCGC